TTTTATTGAAATCATATGAGTATTGAAAAGCTCTGTGTTCATACTCTTTACAATAGCTGTGTTTGCCTTTTTTGAAGCTTGCTCCATAGTTTGGAGAGACTGTAACTGAGTCATAAGTATTCTTTTTGAACCGTCATCAAGTGAAAGGTCAAGTATTTGTGAAACACTGTCTATATTTCCCATGCTAATATTTAAAGAAGCAGTTCCAGCGACAGCTGAGTTTTCTTTTGTTTGTTGCTGAATGTTTGCAACATCAATATTACGCAATTTAGTAAGATGAGCGTCCATGCCTTTGGCAATAGCATCTGCATCTAAGTCAGGGTTATTAGCTAAACCCTTTTTCATGTCTTGGATTGCGTCTAAAGATGCACCGTAATTTCTTCCTGACTGAATGTATATTCTTTCAATATGACCTTGGTAAGCCTTCTCTTCTACCCTTTGCGTTCCAGCCTTTTTAAGGTTATCAATCTGAGTATCTGTATAGCCAATAGTCCTTAATGCATCTAATGAGCCTTCAATGTCTTCAGTTAGCTCAGCGACCATCTTTTGCTGACCGACTAATGCATCACCTTCAGCGGGGCCAGTCGCAGAAATAACAGCTATCTTGTCATAGATATTGTTGATGTTTGTTAAGTTTACTGTTTCTGTGTTCTTGTCAGCTATAATCTTTTGATTTGCCGCCGCCTTGCTTTCAGCAGTAACAAACTCAGAAACAATATTAGGCATAACGTATTGCAGAAGGTCATCATCAATTCCAAGACCTTCTATGTAGCCCTCCATAGAGCCACGAATTTGGTCTGGTTCAGATGGTGTTTTTAGAAAAAGCTCATTTGTAAACTTTCTCGTATCTGTTGACAGTGAAGCTGTATAAGTTTTGATAGCGGCATTACGGTAAGCATTTCTTAAAGCTTCCTTCTCACCAGTTCCAAAAACCTGTTCCTCAATAGCCCTAGATGTATTTATGTTTGTAAGAGGGACAAGATTGTTGTCTTTGTCATAAGTGGCACCAGCAGTACGACCATCTGCTTCAGCAGTAAGTATGAGCTTATTGAGTTCCTGTTTACGCATATCTGCGCCAATGCTGTGACCAGCTTTAGCAATGTCTTGCCATGCACTAGCCGCCGCAGAAAACCCACTTAAATTAGGCATTCCTGTAGGCTGAACAAAAACACCTCTACCACCTGTTTTTTTAAAAGCCATTATGAATAAATCCTTTAAGAGTTTTTAATCTCATAAGCTGATGTAGCCGCACTTCCAAATGCCTTAAGAGTAGTAGCTTTAGCTGAAGCATCAGAACCAGCCGCACTTAATTCGTACTTGCGTCTATTCGACATACCCATAAGTCGTATAGATGAGATGTCTGCCGCCGCAATATCTTTTTCATCTCGAATCAAAGCACTTGTTGAAGCAGAAGTACCAACAGCTACACCTTGTGCAGACATTGACGTTCCAAGTGACGCAAGTTGCATTCTAAGCTTTCTGTTTCTTTCGGTCTCTTGTTGTCCGGCTTGTATTTTAGCCATGTCAGCTTGCTCTCTATAAGCATCAGCTTCCATCTGATATACAGCTTTTTGCTGTTTTGCCGCTAAAAAACCAACAGCGGCAGAGGCTATTTGCATTTCAACGCCCATTATACTTCCACCTCTAACAATATGCCGTTTATCGTAAGTGGTAACGGCTGGTCTTGCGTTATTGTCACTGTACCCTCAGATGACCATCCAAGCAAATACACTTCCTTTCTGGATGTAACTGCAACTGGCTCAAGAGAAAAGTCATCAGTAACACGCCTAATCAAAAGAGTTGTACCTCTAGTCTTAACATTAAGTGCTTCATTAAGGTCTAGCACTGCCCTTACAATGCGTCTTTTCTGCCCAACAGATATACCATCTGGCAACTGAAACTCAGGGGGAAGTGTTGTTAGTTCTGGTGTAAAGTCTAAGCCAATCTCTACTGAACTAACTGCTTCACTTAATGTAAGTTGACCTGACCCGTTTGTAGTATAAGTTCCCATAGAGTAGTTACCTGACTTAACAACAATTTCGGTGTTAGGTAGGTGAGATATAGTCCAGTTTTTAGTAGCACTTCCACTTGTATATTTAGCGGCACAATCAACATGGTATGAATTGTCCATAAGCTCTAGGCTTGTAAGTGTTGCTCCATTGATTGTTCTTTCAACAATCGTGTACAGCCTTCTATTAACAACAACAGCATTCTTAAAGTTTCCTTGAGTAGAATACTCACCCCACCCCTGTAACTGCTCTTTACGAATAGACATAAAGACAGGCATCTTACCTTCTTCATTTACAAGATACAGATAAGCTTCAATCTGGTCTGACGCTTCACGCTGAGACACAATTTGTGTAGGAGTGCCAATCAAATGAGATGATAGCAATGTTAGTGCATCAGAATTGTATGCTTGGCTTAAATCAGAAAAGACAAATTCTCTAACAGCACCTTTTGACTTTGTAAGGAATACTAATGCACCGTCAAACTCCACAGGGGCAACAGCACCACTACCGTACGACGTTTGCTTCTTAACGGCGATTGTAGAGGGCGTGAGTGGCTTGTTCTCTGATGTAGGTACATATAGCTCCTGCTCAGAAGAAAAGATTGACAGGTGCCTAAAAGAGGCCAAAGACTTAATCTCTGATACTTGGTTTTCAGCAATCTGAATCTGAATAGACTCATTGTCCAATCCAGTGCCAACATCAAAATTAAAAAACTCTCCAGTTTTAGACATAAACAGGTGGTTTGGAAGGTCTCTTGAACCGCCAAATATTAGCCTTTGGTCATGAAATACAACGCTACGAGCATATCCATGTCTTGTGGAAAAAACTTGCTCAGACCAAGTTGTAACAGAGTCAGTGTTATGAGGAGCTGTATCAAATGTTCCGACAACTACTGTTGCAGATGTATATGCAGTAATTAATACGTGATGCTTAACATTGTCAGAATCAATAAATTCAATCTCCTCACCAACCCAATCTGCTGAGAATATACCTGTACTTGCTGTAATGTTTTGACTTCCAGCACTTGAGTTTTGAGGCGTAAGGCTTACATCAGGTGCCGCAAACTTATAATAAGGCTGATGAATAAATCCATCTGAAGTATCGAAAGCATATGCGGCCCTTGTAAAAGTATCTACAGCAGTTCTTGTTATCTTCTGCATTGGCATATCTGGGTGAACAACAATCATTGTATCTCCAGACTGTGCAACACGAAGACCACCAATCATAGCCGTAGTCCAAGGGCATGAAGTTATAGTAGATGCTATAGTTGTTGGAGAGCTTGTATCAACAAACTGCACCTTTTGATTAGAGAAAATAGCTATATAAGCTTCATCTTCATCATATACATAAGGCTCTGTTTGATATGGAAGGTCATCAAGCTCCTGCAAATAGCGAAGCCCACCCCTTCTACGAATACCGCCTTGAGACAAAACACGGAAGTTTCTTAGCTTCTTTGTTCCGTTCTTATATGCATTTGAATCAATGCGAGACGATAAAAGCGGAGATAGCTCTCCGGCAGTAAAGTTTGTGTAGAAAGAGCGAAGCAGTGCCATTCATTATGTGCCTTCTATTTCTTGGTAAATGCCTGAGCCTAATCTAGCTCTATGGTATCTGCTTAAACGAAGTCCTTGTGTAGTGACCTGCTGTGAGTCTCTAGCTTTAGCTCTTCTAAACTGTGCTTCTGCAAGCTGTGTATATGAGTTGGCTACATCGCCTTTTCTTGTAACAGACAAAGCCAAAACAGATGCCAAGCGGAATATAACCCACATAGTAAATGTAGGAGGCCAATACTGAGTCTCCGGCCTAAACACATAGTTAAGAACAACATCATCATTTAATTGTGCGTCAATATAAATGTAACGCTCATAAATGTCGTATCTCTGAGGAGCATCATCAATAGTAACTGTAATAACCTGCATAACCGCTGGGTCAGTTGGGAGTGCATAGGCAGCATCCCATCTATCAACAGGAACATCAGTTAAACGAGATAATGTTTTCTGTCCTGTTGCAAAGTTCCAGTTATGCTGTCCAAGGCAGTCTGCTACAACATCCTCGAATATTGTGTTAGCTACAAGAGCTTCATCAGTATTGTCTGTAAATGAAGTTAAAGGCTCTAGTCCAATCATGACCATAGCCTTTTGTGCAACCTCAATATCCGTTGATGGAGTTGTTGGCACTAGCTACCTCCACCCATAAATTTACCCATACTTTTAACAGACTTTGCTGTGTTTTTAACGCCGCTTACAACTTTTTTGCCAGCTTTATAACCACCAACAACACCAGCTATAGTTCCAAGCCCTTGGGCCATTCCAGCACCAATTTCAGAAGCATGAGGCGATAAAGCTACAAAAGTATCCATTGCGGAAGCTTTTTTAATATTCTTATTTTTTTTGGGAGCTTTAGGAATGTTGTACATTAGAAACCTCTATCTAAGAGTAATCTTTCCCTGCGGGAGGAGTTTTATCTTTACCCATCTTCTTACCTGAGTAAGATTTCATTAAGCACTTCCCAGCTTCACGGCATTTAGCTGTGGTGGGGCAGTTTGGACAATTCTTGAAAGCCATTACCTTGCTCCTCTAGCACCACGAGGGTTATTACGACCTTTTGTGGCTCCTGTTTTAGCAGTGTCAACTACTTTATCGCCCATTTGAGAGTAGTTATTGCTAGTATTTAAAAGTGTTCTAGCAATACGGCTACCTATATCATTTCCAATGTAGCTTTTTTTTGTTGGCATTTTATAATTACTCATTACTTTACACCTTTTCCGACTGTAACACCCTTACCAAAAGTTACTGTGTATCCTTTAGATACTTTCTCTTTCGTCTTAGGGGTAGAAGGGGCGGAACTAACCGCCGCCTTCTTAGTAGGTTGTTTAGCCATTAACGTGTGTCAGTAGCCATGCTGACAACATCGCCTGTATCGACTACGCCGCCAGAGTTGCTGAGAACAGTTACCATACCAAAACCGTTTGAGGTCTTAGCGAAGATAACATCTCCAACATTCATTTCATTTGATGCGCCGTTGAAATAACCAGCGGCATCAATTTGGTTGTTGGTATCATCCGCAGTAACGTAGTGCCAAATATGGAACCCGTTGCCTGAGTAGTTTACCAAAGTCAGGTTTGCTGTAACTAAAGCCATTATTTGGTCTCCTTATTTCTTGAGGATGAGTTCAAAGCAAGCATTCGCATCGATGAGTGTTGCGTTCATTTGCATCTTATTAAGAACAAAATACGCATCTTTATCGTTGTGATACTGCATGTTTGACGAAACGTCAGTGCCGATAGCATGACCAACTGAGCTTGAATGCCATGCAAAACACTTACGGTCTGCATCACTGTTCACAGAATCCAATCCTGAGAATGGGAACCATGTAAAGCCAAGCCAGTTTTTAGCTGTGATTGAGTTAGCAAAAGGCAGTTGCTCCGTACCAATGTACTCTGCACGAGAGAACTCGTCCAAGTCCATTAACTGAGACCACTGTTCCCAACCAACAACACAATAACGCTGACCATCATCTGGAACATCTGCGTTACCAAAAGCTTCCATTAGGCTAAATGCCCAAGGAAGTGTGATACCGTTAGTTGTCTCAGGAAGAGTTGAGCTAGTTGCGTCCATTGCGGCAATAATCAGGTCATCTGTTTTGCGACCCAATGCATACGCACCAGACTGTTGTGCAACCATCATCTCATCGTGATTGATGCGTAGTTGATCCAAATCGTCAATCCACTCACCTGCGAAGTAATCTTCTAGGGTGACTGATACGTTTGTATGCTCAAGATTCATCGGGGCAACATTACCATGACGAGCCTTAGTTGTAGCAAAACCTTTACCGATTTTCTGGAACGTAGTCTTATTCTTCACACCATTAGCTGTGCGAATAGTACCACGAAGCTTTGAGCCTTGACGCTGGTAAGCCATGTGGACGCCAGATTCAAACTCCTCGATAAAGGAGGTAGAAATTGTAGGTGTAGCCATAACACCGTCTCCTATATTAAGTTAAAGTTAATATTCGTTCTGTCTGGTTATCCGTCCACTTAGGGTCGTTTCCGATTATCCCTTGCTTTTGGGCCTTCTAGTACAAACACATTTTCACAGAAAAATGTAATGGAAAATTCACATTACCCATTACGTCGTGAATATTGTGCAAACCCTTGCCGTACTTTAGCAATGAATGCTTGGTCCTTTTCTTTCCAATACTTAGGGTCATTCTGCATACTGCGAAGGTCATCAATGCTAAGTTGCTCTTGAAACTCTGAATCAGATGTCATGTTAAACTGAGGCTGACCATTGAGTTCCATAAGCTCTTCAAACAACTGAACCATATCAGCAGAAGCAGGGACACCAGCAAAAGCACTATAAGCAGACTCGCTTAGGTTCTTACTTGCCCAGCCATCAACTCTATCAAGTCTCTTGTCTGCATAATCTCCAAGTTTCTCAGACTCAACATTCCAGTCTGGCCCACGTTGAGCATCAATTTGAGCNTATTCATTAAGCAACCCATTAAACTCATCCTGAGACAAACCGTAGCCNTGTGCTGTGCTACGAAACCAGTCAACCATAGGGTCATCATCTTTAATGGAATATTCAATTCCATCTGGTGATTCAATAGCTAACTCATAATCAGCAGGACTGATTGGAGCATTGCTAACTGCTTCTTCGTTAATCTCTCCCACAATTTGATTACGCAAATCTTCTTTTCTTGCGTAGAAAGCTCTTTCAAGTTCACCATAGCTATTCGCTAGTTCTTCTGGTCTATCGAACTTCTCTGGAAGCCAATCAGGTCTTTCTTGAGTAGTTTCCAAAGGTTGCTCCGACTCTCCAGACGGAACCTCATTGGTAGCTACTTGTTCACTCTGCATTTCTTCTGACATTAACAATCCCACTTCCTTAGTGCTTTGTTGATACGGCTGTTAGGGTCATTAGCCGTTTTTTTGGATGTAAGCTTTTTTTTCATACCCATCATCCGCTTACAAAAACTTTTGCGTCTAGCCGCTGCTTTTGGAGACTTCTTTGCTTGTTTACGAGAAACAGGAGGCTTTAACTTACCTTTTTTGTAGGAAGCCCTGCCTTTAGCATTTAAGCCACCTTCTGGGTTCTTACCTTCTTTTCTTGTCCAAGCTTCAGTCATTACGTCCTCGCATATGTAGGTTTTTTACCACCACCACTAGGGTTAGTCTTGCGCTTATTTGCTGTAGCCGTCTTCTTTTCAGACTTGCTCATAGAAGATGCTTTAGCTGAAGGAACGCATTTAGGATACTTGCGACCATCACCCATCTTGCGACCGCAGGGAGGATGTTTGCCATTTTTTGTTGTAGATATATCAACCCACTTTTCATTAAACCATTTGTCTAAGCTCATTAGAACGGTAAATCCCCTTCTCTTTTTGATTTATGAAACTGTCTTATAATTCTTGCTTTCCCAGCATTAGAGCCTTCTTTATAATCCTGAGAACTTAAACCTTTGGATTTTAAAAAAATAGAAAAGTTTTCCCAATCCAAATCACTTGCTACATTTTTAGCTTTACCCATACTCTTGTTTAATTTTGGAACCTGCTTCATGAAGAATACTTACCGCCCATTTTCTTGTACTGTTGAACTAACTGGCCTGATGCATAAGCACTAGGCCACTTCTTTACTCTGGCCTTAACAATAGCCCTAGCTTTGGCATATAGCTTTGGGTTGGATGGTTTACTCACTTTGCTTCCTTCCTAACTCATTTCTTTTCTTAATAACTGCAACTATCCATCTAGCACCCTCTGCATGAGCTAAAGTCTCGATTGCAGTGCCTGCAGGGTGTATACTATTCGTTGTAATCGACTCCAAATATTGTAGGAAATCTTTTCCAATCCCACTGCCAAATATACCATTGGCTTTACTATTAAGGTCTTTATCAACTTCCTTGGGGTACATTCTGCCATCAATCGACGCATTTATTCTTTCCTTCATAACACTTCCTCACAAATCGTGTTCGTTACAAACATAGTCAGCAATGAACACCGGAGCGCCATCACCGTATCTCTCCCTATGTAAGAACCTCAACCTAGACTCTCTTAACCTACCTTGCCTTATGCAAGCGCTTTTAGAAACATAATTACCTGCTGTGTGAGAATCGCATACAGCTTCAGTATTTTTTCCTAAACTAGAAACAACGCAAAAGATAATCATGTACTCAAACATTACTGGCCTTGTTGTTGCCCTTGCATCATCTGCTGTATCATCTGCACATTATTCTGAACCTGTTGCTGGTCTGCAAGTAGCTCCTCTTGAATGCCAAATTTACGAGCCAAAAACTCAACAACCTTTTCTTGATGATAAAGAGCAGGAGTTATTTCAGGCCCGAAAGTAGACGCAACAGTTTGTTGGAATCTAACAAAGTCAGAAACGTCTTGTTGGTCTTGCGCTCTGAGCAGGGGAGAAACTGGCACAATTCGCAGTTCACGACCGTCCACCTTCGGGATGTCAAGAAGGCCTTGCTTCGTATAGATATGGATAATTCTTTCAACTAACGGCTGAAGAAACTCCTTCTGCATACGTCCAGCAACAGCACCCATGTCTCTGGCAACATCAGCAAGTCTTTCTGAGACTTCAGTTGCGGATAGGGGTGTTCTTGCATTGGGCCTTGAATCAAGCTCGTCAATAAACAATGCCTTGGCAATATTTCTACGCATATCGTCAAGAACAAGTTGTCCTACATCAAAACGTCCAGCATTTTGCAGTGTATCAATAGTAGAGCCAGGACTTCTAGGTATGAATGTTCCGGGCTGTATAGTTATGTTATCGGGATTAAACACGCCGTCATCATCATAAACGTATGAGCCAGCAATCGCCATCTCAGCATTTTCGAGAATAAGCTGTACTGTTAAGTTTACAGTCTTAATAGCTGGCATTGCTTGCAGAACAGGGCCACGACCCCATACTTCAAAACCAGACTTAGACCATCTTGTTGTAATCCAAGGAACAGAACCCCGACCTACCATAGTCTCTTTAATTAGAATTTCATTGTCAGTTTCAGAAATAAGGTAATATGTATACTCATCTTTGAATCTGTTGTTCTCGTCATAAGAAGTTGCTTCTAAAATCTTCATCTTGCGAGTTGGATTCTTTTTTTGCTCCTGCAACATCTTGTCGGTGTACTTCGCTTTAGGATAGCGATGCTTCACCTCAGTGATGTCCATGTTGTTGTTCCATCTGAACCAATCAGATACACCATCCATGCGACCAGCAGTTAAAGCTAGGTTGGTTGGCGGAACAGCGGTAAAGTGCAAATCCCCTTGGAACCTGCCTTCTTCTACCAGCATGTTCATGGTACCTATGCCTAAGTCCTGCAATCCCTCATGTAGTTCTGAGTTAAAGTTGGAATTACGCAAACCCTCATGAATCATGTCAGTAATTTTATCAAGTTCTTTTTGTAAGTCCTTGGTCATTAACTCCTTGGGAAAATCCGGACCAGCGGCAAGGCGGAATGCACGACCATTTGGTGGAAAGAAACCAAGTTGTAAACGACTAGCAAACTTAGGAAGACCCACAACAGCAGTTTCGTCAAAGATATTCTCTGTTCTACGCTGTGCTTGGCTTTCTTGGAAAAAGCTCTCACGATGAGGAATAACGTAATCATATATTTCCTCCCACAAGTCAGTCCAAGAGTTCCAACGACCCTTAGCCTTCTTGTATCTGGTCATAATACGTTTAAGTTCTTCTTTATTGCTTGCGCCGTTACCGCCTACTTCTGGCTGTCCGTCACCTTGTCCTGCACCGTACATGATAGCCCCTTATGATATATCGTTTTGGGTTGTACCCAATTGCTTTCGGCGGAACCCAGTAAATCCCTCAATATCTTCGCTTTGAGTTGAGCGTGACCCAATAAGATTGGCAGTTCTAATTCTATCAGAGTCTATCTTGCGTCTTTTTTCAGACTCTTCTTCTTTTTTAAGGCGCAGTCTTTCAGCTTCTTTTTGCGCTAAAAGCTCTGGGTCTGGTGCTGGCATTGATGGCCCGCTAAGTAAACTTCCCATTTAAATCTCCTGTTCTTCTTGGAACAATATCTTTCCATTGTTTTTAAGCAATTCACAATAAAGCTGGTACGGTGTGCATATCCACCACTTATTACAACCTACAATGTGCTTCACAAAGCTAACACAGTAAAGCCAACGTGGAAAATATATAGGGTTTGCTTGGGTTTCTACTTCAACACAAATACAATCATTCATCATGCTTGCAAACAAAAAGTCAGCTTCTTCGCCTTGTAAGGCTTCAAAGTTAAATCTTTGACTGGCGCACTCAAATCTAAACCAACAACCCAAATCAGAGTCATATCTGACTGCAAAAACGTGTTCAAACTCTTTTCTATGCCTTGTGAAAAGCTTCCACGGACCTATATTTCTAGTTTTTGAGAAAACTATTATCCATTTCATATACCAGCTTGCCTTCTGGACAGTCTATTGTTTCTAGCCTTCTGTCTAGCAAACGGATTGCTCTCTCTTGAGACAATTGTGTGTGAATTAGGCCTATTACCTCCAAATATTACTCTTCTGCCTTCACCACCACCCAAAAAAGCGTACTGAAGTGCGTCATGTATGTGTGAAAACCTGTTTTTAGAAGGTCTTTCCTCATATTTCTCATTACCCATGTGATAATGACGCTTATATTGGTATCCGCCCTCAAATCCAGCAATTAATATTGTACAATTAGGACTTATGGCAACAGCAGGATAGCCATCTGTCATGCGGTTTAGCGCACCTTCAACAGCTTCGACTCTCATTATAACATCGTTACTAGGGGCTGGATGTGCGTTAATGCCTGCGGCCCTTAATATCATAAAGGGAGTTTGGTCTGAGGTCTGAGCCATCTGGTTGCCTGCTGGGTCTCCTACGAATTTGAAGCTATGTTTGTCCCATCCGTGTCTGGTGATTTCTCTTTTGAGGACATCAGCAAATCTTCCTGCTCCCATGTCGTTTCCGATGATTTCATGGAAGATGGTCCATTTCCCTGAGTGTAACTGTTGGCAGAAGACAGCCGATGGCGTGCGCCCAAAGTCGATACCGACAATAACTTCAATGCCATCGACCGGTTCGATTGGCGATGTAGCAACGTGAGTCTCCTTCCTAAATGCAGAGTACACAGCTTTACCGTCCATGAGTGCTTGATACTCATTCAAAACGTACACTTTCACCCACTGTGGCGTTTTACCTGCTATAATTTTGGTATAGTAATCTGGTTGTATGTTCTCGGAGTTTTCAGCTTTCGGGTTCTTATCGTATCCTTCTAGGGCACCACCTTCACCACGAATTTCTTTTAAAGCTCCCGCCTGTGAGAAGAATGTCCAATCATCAGGCTTAACAAGTAAAAGCTTTTCCTCTGATGCCATGTACTCAGGAGCAGGTACTTCGCCGGACATAATGCCCCACCAATGAGTTTCATCCGGAGCGTTTGTATCCATAATAACGCCAAACCAAGATGGGCCGCCTTCTCTCATAGCAGGGAATCTGCCGCAACGCATAGTAGCCGCATCAACAATAGATTTGGGTATCTCTCTTGCTTCATTAATCCATGCGCCAGTTAGCTCAAGGGAGAGTAGTTTCTTCACATCTTCCTGCTTATCCAAAGCCAAGAAAATTACCTCGCACTCAACTGTCGTTTTATCTCCCAAGGCGAAGTTGACAAGATGCGTGTAGGGAGGACTCCACACAAACCTGCCAACCTCGTCCGAGAACCAATCCCGCCACGTCTTAATAGTCGTAGTTTTTAATTGAGGATTGGTATTGCGAATGACTGCCCATCTCGTTCTGCGTACCCCAGCAGAATTAGGGGCTTGAGTGACAGCCTTACGCATTATTTCCATACAACAAGTTACTGACTTTCCAGAACCAACCGGACCTCGTATGCCACGCACAAATGAGCCGTCACGCATAAAAGCCTTAGCAACAGGGCCAGCAGGTTTAAAGTCTAACTTCATTATACGGAAGGCCTATTAAGCAAGTTCCTTCTCTTGGCGCTTTTCTCAGCACTTTGATTTAAAAGTCGTCTTGCCGCTGTACTAGCTTGCTTAGAAGGTGTTGAAACAGGAGTAGTGCCCTTTGTTTCGCTTGTAGGCTTAGTTCCAATAGAAAGCTCTTCGCCACCATTGTCTTCCGGCTGAAACGAATCTATTACATTGCCGCCAGTAGTCCCAGAGACCTGACTATCTCCACCTTCTGAAGGACGAGAAACACCACCAACAACAAACCGCCCACTCTCTGTATATTTAAACTGAGGTGAGCCGCCCTTTGAAAGCCTGTCTAGCTGGGCCTTTCTGTTCATAGAGCCAATGCCCATCATGGCAGTGCCTATCCCAAACGGAAGAGCTTTCCCTAGATTGGCTATCGGGTCTTTTAGCTGTCGATATTCAAGTTGCATACGAGCAACATCTTTTCCCTTTTCAGAAACAATGAACTTCTTATCGCCAAAAGGGTCTGTGGTCTCCTTGGCTAAATCAGACTTATTAAACAAGTCCTCTCTATAATCATCCCTTGCCTTTTCGCCCTTGCTAGTAACAACACCAGAACCACTACCGCTTCTCACAATAGTATTGCTACTACCACTTCTGGCATAAGCATCTGTCTTGTTTCCAAAATCATCGTAAGTTACTAAAGCGTTTTCCTCAGCTTTCTGCCTGCCCTTCTTTGCCTTAGCTTTCATAGGAGCGTCATCATAAGATGAACCGCCGCCTCCGCCACTACTTCCCATAATCAACTCCTTTTGAAAAAAAAATATATACTTGGTTGAGGGTTTTTAAGTCTATCGTGTGTGTGATTGACCTTTATATATATCACGCTCCC